GCATATAATTAAAAATTATATGAGGCACGAAAACGATAAAGAAATGCTAGAAGTAATCAAAGAAGAAAAAGATTTCGTTTATGAAATGTATAGAACTGCAGTAGATGAAGAAAAGAGATGGGCACAATATCTATTTAAAGATGGTTCAATGATAGGTCTTAATGAGAAACTATTATCAGACTATGTTGAGTGGGTAGCAAATAAAAGAATGAAGGCGATAGGACTAGATACTATATATGGTATCAAACCGGGAGATAATCCTTTGCCTTGGACTATGCATTGGTTAAATAGTTCAGGTCTACAAAATGCACCACAAGAAACTGAAGTAGAAAGTTATATTGTTGGCGGCATCAAGCAAGATGTAGAGAAAGATACATTCAAAGGTTTCAAACTCTAATGAAAGAAAAACTATCCTGTATTCATTGCGAGGCATCGTTTACTATATCTCATGATATGGATGAAAACTATTATGAGATTACGATGTGTCCTTTCTGTGGTGGTGAATTAGAGGAAAGAGAATTAGAAGAAGACGAGGAAGAGGAATAAAGAAATGGGTACATCATTCGGTATAGAATTGTATAACGATAAAGAAGACAAAGTTCAAAAAAAGATTGACTTAAAAGACTACTTAGAATTTGTTGAAACAGTTACAAGTCCTGAGAGCATGAATATATCATCTACAAAAGGAAGACTAGAAAGTTTAGAATACGGTAAAACACCTGTAAATACTGCAAGTTTATTGACAGGTGGTATGGGACTATCTAGCGAAACAGGAGAGTTCAATGAAATCATTAAAAAATGTTTATTTCAAGGTAAACCATTTGACAATGACACTAGGTATCACCTTATGCGAGAACTTGGTGATATTATGTGGTATTGGGTTACTGCATGTCGGGCACTAAATTATGATCCTAACGAAGTTATAGAAGAAAACATAAAGAAACTACAAGCAAGATATCCAGACAAAAAATTTGATGTTGAAAAATCAGAGAACAGACAAGAAGGAGATTTATGACAAGAAAACTAAATGTGAAAATATCTGATGGACTAGAGTTCAATGAAGAGAAAGAAGGATTATCTTTCAAGAAGATTATCAAAGCGATACAAGGTAGTGTACCTAAAGATACTACTAGATTAAAGGTAGAATACACTAATCGAAAAGGTAACTTCATTGATAGATGGATTAGAATACCTATGGGAAGAGAGAAAAAGTTAGGAAGATAATAATGGCAGTTATAGGCATAGACTACTCATTGAGTAGTCCTGCTATATGTGTTAGTGAAGATGAAGAGTGTACCTTTGATAAATGTAAGTTCTTTTATCTAACAAATAAAAACAAATACGACACTACTATAGCAAATAAATTCTATGGGCAGTTACACAAACCGTGGAACACACCTGAAGAAAGATATCATAATATATCATCGTGGGCGATGAAAATAATCAACGAATATGAACCATCTCACATTACTATAGAAGACTATGCCTTTGGTGCTAAAGGTCGTGTGTTTCATATAGGTGAGAATATGGGTGTATTAAGATATAGAATATATCGTGGTAAATATAATTATGCAGTAATATCGCCTAGTGAAGTAAAGAAATTTGCAACTCAAAAAGGCAATGCAAAAAAAGAATTAATGTATGAAAAGTTTTACGAAGAGCATAAATATAACATGATTAAAGATTTTAATCAAACAACACTAGACAACCCTGTAACTGACATAATAGACAGTTACTATATTTGTAAGGTAGGTATATGTTTACTGCAATCATAACCCTACTATCGGCATTAAGTATATCATTTGTCGCCGCCATGTATTCGATATTCGGACTCATGGCGATTTTTTCTAGTGCCGCTATAGCAGTTCTAGTTATGGGAACTGTTTTAGAAGTAGGTAAATTAGTAACCGCATCTTGGTTATATCAAAACTGGAAACGAACACCTGTAATACTCAAATCGTATTTAACAGGTGCAGTTATAGTTTTAGTATTTGTAACCAGTATGGGTATCTTTGGTTTCTTATCGAAAGCACATCTAGACCAAACTGCGTCTGTAGGTGATAATTCATTAGAGATAACAAACATCGAAAGATTAATCAATAATGAAAATAGAGCAATCAACGATGCAGAATTAGTTATTAAACAGTTAGACGATGTAATACAAACATTGATTGACTATGATAGAATTAGAGGTAAAGATGGTGCAGTTAAAACAAGAGAGAAACAAAAAGATGAAAGAGAAGAACTAAATTTAATTATCAACGATGCAACAAATACTATTGTTAAGTTGAATGAAAGAAAGATAGTTTTAGAGAAAGAACAACTAGCATTAGAGTTAGAAGTAGGACCTTTAAAATATATCGCTGAGTTAATATATGGTGAGAATGCAAAAGATTACTTTGATGAAGCAGTTCGTTGGGTAATCATTACTTTAATATTTGTATTCGATCCACTTGCAGTTTTATTGTTGATTGCGGCAAATCAATCATTTAAAGATTTACGAATGAGAAAAATTGAGAAAGAAAAAATTGCAAACTATGAAGATATAGATAGTGATAATATTAAAGACATAGGTAAGAAAATTGATAAGATATTACAAAAAGAACAGGAAGTTCAAGATGCCGTATCGAAGTCCAGTAGTATGCCTGAAAAGTCGATGGGTGATGGGAAAAGTAAAAAGACCTCTAAGTCAAGAAGAAAAAGAGGAACTCACCCTAGAGATACTGGAGAGATTACCGAAGTAAAAGAGATTGTCAACAGAGATACAAATGAACTCTGGGACAAGTTTTCTGCTAAAGAACGCCTTGAAAAAAGAGTCCCAAATCAAGGTTATCCAGAAGTAGAAGAAGATAAATAGAGATATGGAACTAGAGAAAAGAATAGTAAATCTAATCCGTAAAAGCGATGACAAGTCGTATTACGCCGAGGTACGGGCATACCCGAATAGATATGCTAGACTAGAAAATGAGAGTATTAAAGTTTCATACCTAGATAGCGAAGACGACTTTCAAAGGAAAGATGTCGATTTAAATTATAATACAGAAAAGGCAGAGACATGGTTATGGGAAAATGCAGAGATGAAAACAAACTTTGTAATCCCTGAACCACAACAATCATCTGCCACTCAAACGCCTAGAAGTGTATCACCTATTCAAGAGAAAGGTACACATTTAGAAATAACCCTAGGCAAATCTCAATAGAGAACATAGGAGGATAATATGATTAATTGGATAGTCGCAAGACTAAAGGAAATGTCAACATGGAGTGGTATCGGTTTAGTAGCATTATCATTAGTAATATTACTAGCAGGACCATTCGTACAATACCTTGCATGGGCAGGACTCATATGGGGTATAATTTCAATGATTAAATCAAGTTAATCCTAGACTACACGAAACCCCCTAGAAATAGGGGGTTTTTTATTACTTTTTTTTCACTTTTTTTGCATTTTTCCCTTGACATATGGCAATAGTCGTGCTATTGTATATGTATGATGAGAATTAAAAAAGAGGAAAAAACAATGATTGATTTTATTAGTGCGAATAATGGTGGAATTGAGTTTCATGCTGGATTAGAAAATCAAGTAGGTTTCGCAAAAACTGCCGAAATGGTTGCATACATTATTGAAACAAAAGGTCTTGCAAATACTGTTAATCATAGCAGTAGCATGGACTTTGCAGATGAGTATGACTTTGCCCATTATGATGATGCTTGGAAGTTATGGGACACAGGTCTTAATATTTTACGAGACAAAGGAGCGATATAATATGAGTTGCGATGTGAATACACGAATAAAAGAAGATATTTATGAAGAATTGATGGAAACACCATTAGGTGATTTTATAGATATGATTGCTGGTTTGCCAGGTTCAAATGCAGTAGACAATCTTACAATCGCATTAGTTGATAAAAAGTTCGAAGAAAAGGGTATTTAACCCTTGACAATGGCATAGTTTTCTGATATATTATAGACATAATGATGATAGAAAGTGAGAAAAAAATGGAAAAACTAATTAATGATTACCTTGAACACTTAACAAATGACTATCATGGTTGGTGTGATAAGGCAAAGATAACTCTTACCGCACAAGATAGGAAATATACATTTAGCGAAGGTCGTAACTATTACAAAATCATTCATTTGATGAGTAATGGTCAAAGGTCTGTTCATAGTTTTGTAGTTAAGAAAGCAACTAAAAAGTTCGGTGTTGGTGCAATACTGAAAGCGGCAGGATGGAATGCTCCTGCAACTAACTTTGCACGAGGAACTATATACGATGCAAACACTTATGAAACTCACCGTTGGAGTGGCATTTAATGATTAAGTTTGCTTTAGGTATGTTTGTTTGTTATTTGTTAGTCTCAGTTTTTGGCATGGATATATTTGCTAATCTCTGGGACGAGATGATTAATATTTTTGAAAGGTTGAAGTAATGAAGAAAAACACCATGCAATATGATGTCGAAGATATTCTACTCAGGACATTAGAGTGGGTTATCGTAGATGGTGGTTATATTAGCAAAGGTGGTAATAGTAATAGTAAAACAACTATTGATAAAGTAAAGCAGGACTTACTCAACAACACACCTTCACCTGAAAAACTTCCTAGTGAGTGGGCAGAGAAACAAGTTAAGATTGTTGAGTTCTTTAAAAATATTACAATCAAAACAGATTATGATGCAACGATAAAAACGATTGCAAGTGTAGATGCTATTTCATGGAAACATGTAGGTGCTTGTGTTTCTATGGTACAAGCATATGATAACATGGTAGAAAAACAAAAAGCACATGACGAATATTTTACGAAGTATGGCAAAAGCGATTATGTGGGTGTGCAAGGTAAAAGAAAAAACTGGTTTCTTAAATTAATTGAAAAGAAAAAAACTAATTATGAAGGTTTGTTTGTTTATACATTTGTCGATAGACAAAACAATCTTCATTGTACTTGGGTAACACCTGAGAAAGATGAAAGTTGGGACATCAAGTTAAACGATTGTGTCGACCTTGATGCAACCGTCAAAGGACACAAACTAAATAAGTTTACAGGTGTTCGTGAGACATGGGTAAACAGATTAAAAATAATAGACAATATGGGTTCTGCACAAGGACCTGTGCAACAATAGAGGTAGTATGAAAGCAATAGTATATTCAAAAGCACAATGTGGTTATTGCGATATGGCAAAGAACCTATTGGAACAAAAAGGTATCGAGTTCGAAGAAAAACGAATAGATAGCAATGTGGCAATACTAGATGAACTCAAGGAAAAAGTCCCTGAGGTTCGAAGTGTGCCGCAAATATTTCTTGACAATGAGCATGTAGGGGGTTATAATGAACTCAGAAATAAACTACAAGGAGAATGATATGATTGGAACTAGAGATAGGTTAATCACTAGATTAACAGAAGGCAAACTTAATGTTACTTTCACTAAAAAGAATGGTGAAGAGAGAACTATGTTTTGCACATTGATGAGTGAGTTTCTTCCTGAGAAAAAAGAAACAGAAAAAACAGACCAAAAAGTAAATGAAGAAGTTCTTGCGGTTTGGGATTTAGATAAAGATGCATGGAGAAGTTTCAGACTAGATAGTATATCTAATGTTCAAACTGCCTAACATTCCTAATTATCTTGCTGGTAACAAGGTACCTATAGGTTGGTCACCTAGTTTGATAGAGCATGGTTTCTTAGATGCTTTATCAGACAGACCAGAAAAGGTTGTTGCACAAAAATTAGTAGCAGGAGGTATTACATACTGTCCTGCTTTTGCTAGTTACTATAAGAATGTATTTGCTATAAAGATGCCATTCAAGGTAATCTTTAATAAACTTGGTGGTAGATTAAGTACAGATATGTCACCTAATATAGCACAAGGTAATAAGCATAGTATTTTTAGTATCGAAGAAGATCCTCAAGGTGTTGCGATACAAATACTTCTTTCTAATTTGTTTATAAGCGACAAACCTTATACGATGATAGAGACAATGCCACCTATTCTTCATGGTTGTAGAGAAGAAATTACATACATGAATGGTAGATTTGATTGTCATGCATGGCAGAGACCTTTACACTTTGGGTTTAGAATATCTAAAAAAGTATTAGATAACATAAGTGAAGATGATAGTATAGTATTTGAAAAAGATGAAGTTGTAATGTATGTAAGATTTACAACACCAGATAATAGGTCAGTTACTATGCATCAAATTAGTCCTACAGATTTAGATGTAGTAAGAAAATATACTGCAAGAAATGTTAACTTAAATGCATATGTAAGTCTAATGGATTACAGAGAGATATTTAATAGAGTGAGATATCGAAGACCCAAAAAGTTTTTGAGAGATTTAAATTATGGCAATAATTAGAGAAGTACCACCTAAGAAGAAAAGAACAAAAAAGAAAAAGTCAGATGACTTACTAGAGATACCTGAGTTTCTAAAAAAACTATCAGAGAACGAAGTCGATAGTAAAGGTAGAAAATATAAATGGGTATCAGCAAAATTTGAAGAAAAGTTTATCAATCAAAGACCTGACGGCACTAAAGTTTATATGTATCAAGAAGTCGAAGGTTCTCATAGATTGTATGAAGACGGCACTAAAGTTTATTCACAAGATTTAATTAGAAGTGGTGAAACAGAGAATAAATGGAAGATGCCAGAGAGAGCAGAAAGACCACCTAAAAGAAAAGAGATACATCTGAATATAGACTTACTGATATTTAAGGCAGTTGACGAAATGAAACATGCTAAGAAACGATTAGTTATGAAGTATGTTAGAGAGAACTTAGATGAAAAATATCTAAAAATTGTGAAGAATATTACACCTGCGATAAGTAGAAGAATAGCACACTTGGTAAGTTTACAAAATATTGTTTATGAGAAACAAACTAAAACGAGAACCGTGCTAGTACGAGGAAGGTACAAATATGTCGGATAAAGACAATATAATACCATTTCCTAGTTTAAAAGTTTCTAATTTATCTAAACAAAGATTAAAAGCAGAGCAACTTACTGAGGAGATGAAAAAGACAAAAGCATTTGATTTATGTAATCACTTGTCAGAGGCAGTTATGATGGCAGGTGCAAAAGAGTTAGCATTGAATGGTTTTAAAGTGCAAGACCCAGAGTTTCTAAAAGACTTTTCATTTGCATTAGAGGCATTACGGTCAGCATGTATGAGACAACAAGGACTACATCATGCCTTTCAAGATTTAAATGATAGATACTGTAAACACAATTTAATTACTAACAAAGCAGGTGAAGTAACTAAAGTTGGTTTAGAGTTATTAATAAAAGAACTAGAGGAAGACTATAACAATGATAATTGATTTACTTAATGACATAAAAGAAATACGAAACGATATGGTTGCCAAGAATTATCCATATCAACAATTAACTAATTTAATTATGAAGTGGGAAGAGAAGTTAAATATACCTGCAAACGATAATGAAGATATGCTAGATAATTTAGATCCTTACATTCCTGAAGAAGAGGATTGATGAAAGTAGTAAAAGTAATCGCCATATATGTTTTAATATTTGGTGTAATGATATACGCAATAGGTTGGTAATGCGAATATCAGATTACATGAAGTTAAGTGAAGTAACAAAGAGAAGTAAAAGAGCAAAGAAACACATAGCAAAAAGAAAAGGTCGAGTTGATAAGAGAACAAACAAGAGAGGTAAAGCAAAATGATTAATCATGTAATGAGTATATTTGGTGCAATCGTTTTATGTTTTGTTGTTATTTACTTGGCACACGAATGGGATATACCTAGAAGATGGTTTTATCACGGTCTAGAATGTAGTGGTGCGATAGGAGGAGGTTGCTTATGATTGAAATACATACAAAAGAATTTCATTGTGATGGACCTGAAGGCGGCGAACACCCTAGAGTATATTATACTATGGACGCAGACAACACTAAAACATGTATGTATTGCAACGAAACTTATAAGTATGTAGAAAAAAATGACTAAAGGTGTAACATTAGAACTCACAGATTGGAATGGTGAAACAGGTAAGTGTGTGAATGGTCACGATGTATCAATACTAACAGGTGGTTATGGGTATTGTGCTGAATGTGGTTACGAGATAGAAGGATACTCTACTCTATATTTACCACCTAAAGGTCATACAATGCCAGGAGTTACTGAATATTAATGAAAGAATTTAATTATAATTTAAACTATAAAAGACTAAAATTTAAACCTAACGATAAAAGATATCGAATAGGTAGAGGTGAGCAAGGTGTATTACTAGTTAGACCATATACAGATGATATATGTAAATACTGGAAGTTTAAGACACCTGAGATAGCATTTGAAAGTGCATCTAGAATATTATTCTTATATCACCAGTACAAAGAAAAGAAAGACTTTGTAGGTATGGATATGTGCCGTAAATTTTTAGAGATGGGTTTCACTAGAAGTCGAAGATATGCTAATCACAAAGACGGCAGAATATACGATGAGAAGTTTAATAGATTACCGCAAGAACCAGATGCATTGACAAGTGCCAAAGCAGTATCGGCAAGAGTGTTCAGAAATGCAAGAAATGTGGTGACAAAAGACCCAATATATGTTACTATGAGAAAACAATGGAGAAGTAGTGAACAATGATATTAGTTGATTTAAATCAGGTTATGATAAGTAACCTAATGCAACAGGTGAATAGTGCATCAAACGGTCTAGGTGGTCCTGGTATCGAAACAGATTTGATAAGACATATGGTGTTCAATTCTATTCGAATGTATAAGTCTAAGTTCGGTAAGAAGTATGGTGATATTATTATATGTTGCGATGATAAGAACTACTGGCGAAAGCAAACCTTTCCTCACTATAAAGCAAACAGAAAAAAGTTTCGTGAAGAAAGCGATTATGATTGGAATTTAATCTTTGAAAGTCTAAATGAAATACGAGAAGATATCAGACAACACTCACCTTACAAAGTGATACAAGTTGAAACTGCAGAGGCAGATGATATCATAGGTGCTATATGTAAATATGTAGATGAAGAACAACCTTTAGGTGCTGAAAGCATATTGATATTATCAGGTGACAAAGACTTTCAACAACTACAACAATTTCATAATGTAGAACAATATAGTCCTATCATGAAAAAGTTTATTAAATGTGTAAGACCTTTTGAATATCTTGCAGAGCATACTGCAAAAGGCGACAGAGGTGATGGTGTGCCTAACATCTTATCACCTGATAGTGTATTTGTAGATGGTCAAAGACAAAAACCTTTGACTAAAAAAAGACTAGCAGAATTTATTAAGAGCGGTGTTGATGCATGTCAAACAGACGAAGAGAAACAACATTGGCAACGAAACAACTTGATGGTTAATCTAACGATGACACCTGATAATATAGTTAGTCAGATTATAGAACAGTTTAAATCTGAACCAAAAGGTAGTAAGAGAAAATTATTAGATTTGTTTATCGCTAAGAAGATGAAACATATGATTGAACTAGTCGAGGAGTTTTGATGAGAAAATTTATATACGATAGTTGGGAAGGTCTCATGGATCATAGATTAAATCCATTACGACATATACCTGACTTGCAAGTACGACATATGGTCATGCAAATACTGGCATTTATGTGGTCTGCCATATTCGCATTACAGACAACAAATATTTTTATGAACTTTGCAATAAGTTCTATCGCCCATGTAGCATTTGTAACAGGTATAGTTGTTACAGTAGCAACATTTAAAGTAGCAGAGACTACAGGATTTAAATTTAGAAGTGGGTATCATTCACATGGTAGGGGTAGAAACTATGTAATTCATAGAGACAAACATGGCAAGATAACTAAACAATACTTGCCTGCTAATGACCCAGGAGGTGAACATGAATAAAATAATCGACCCTAAAAATCCACACACAGTAGGCAAGAGTGTTATGAACTTAGGCAATCATGTATTGATTGCAGGTTTTCTTGCGATGATATCGTGGGTAGTTTGGATGAGTTATGTTTAATAAATTAAAATATTTAATCTTAGATAATCTACCTACTTTGTTTGCAATATTAGTTGTAGCATTTGGTTTGATACTAATTACTAAACATGCAAATGCGGCAGAGTGGAATGATAAACCTGTTATGTGTATGCAACCAGGTGAGTTTGAAGATGTATTGGCAGAAAAAAATCATGTGTTAATATTACAAGGCACACAATTTGCTAAAGTTAGAAGTGAAGAAGGTCTATCAGATATACCTGTAGAAATACCTCTTCTTGTATATGCAGATTTACAAAGTCAAAATTTTGTAGTAGTTGAATATCATCCTTCATATACAAGTTATTGCATACTTGCATTTGGTAAAGATTTAGATATAAGCGGTAAGAGAAGTTAGGAGAAATATGTTAAGAGTTAAGATACCTAATGTTACATTTAGGATTAGAGTAGGTGACGAAGTTGAAACTGATGGTGGTTGTGCTATCGGTGGTGCGTGGGTAAACGAGACTACAGAGGATTACTTTGATAATAAAAGAGTAGTGTTGTTTAGTTTACCAGGTGCATTCACGCCTACTTGTTCAAGTAAACAACTACCTGGATTTGAAAAAGAGTACGACACTATAAGAAGTCTAGGTATAGATGAAGTATATTGTGTATCAGTAAATGATAGTTATGTTATGAATGCGTGGGCAGAGCATATGCGTATTAAACATGTGAAGATGATACCTGATGGTTCTGGTAACTTCACTAGATTTATGGGTATGTTAGTAGGTAAAAATCATTTAGGTTTCGGTATGCGTAGTTGGAGATATATGTGCGTTATCAATAACGGAGTTGTTGAGAAGTGGTGGCAAGAACCTGGCATCAATAACGAAGGTTTAGATGATGACCCATACATAGAAAGCACACCTAATAATATGCTAGAGTATTTAAAAGATAGCAAGAGCAGAAAGTTTAGACCTGACGGTATGTATAAGTGAAACAATTATGGTACAATATAAAAGGTTCACTACTTAGAACTATAGTATTTACTGTAGGTCATTTTTTCATTGCAATAACTGTATTGAAATTACTAGACCCAGGCATCGAACTATGGGTAGCAATGGCAGATGCAGTAATAGAACCATGCGTAAATGCAGTTTGGTATTTCTTGTTAGATAAGTATTGGGTATCAAAATACATAGATGAACCACCAAGACCTATAAAGAGTTAATGCCTTTAGAATACGGACTGCTTTTTGCAGTTATAAATATACCAGTAAGTGTACTTGTAATGTTTTTAATATTACGATTTTATGAGGCGACAGATAAACAGAATGCAAAAGATAAAAACAATAAGATGTATTAATATATTGAATGACAATGATTTCGAAAGTCTTAACAAATCAATCAATCAATTAGATTTCAACTTATCATACAATACTGTAGGTTACGGTTCTGAAGTTAGAGAAGACGATACACCTCAGTTTGTTCATGGTCCTACATACCCACCCATATGGACTAATAGTATATTCGTAGAATTATTTAATCGAATACATTTTGATGTGCAACAATATTTTGATGATGTAACAATGACACCTAAAAGGGCAAAGGTTAACATACTATGTAGTCATGCAAATGCCCCTTTACATCACCCACCTCATACAGACATAGAATACGATGGCAGACAATATAGTTTGATTTACTATCTTAATGATACAGATGCACCTACCTTCTTCTTT